TTTCACATTCAAGGAAAGGCTCAGATGCTGTCGATAGATTGATTCAGTGATGCTAAAATCAGTGACGATTGGAGAAATATCAATCTGCCGTCCAGCATGGTTTTCAAGCATTATCCATTCAATCGTGTAAGAGAACGGGATAATTGCCTCCGATGTGGCGACTGCGCTGTTGACTACTCTCATTAGCTTTTCAGTTTCTGTTCAAATACTCGTGCAAAGTCTGCGATGAGATTTGGACGAATAATACGAATATCGGCTTTGAGTTCATTGATGGCTGTTTCGTAAGCTAGATTAGAAATCGCCGTAAGGTTACCCGGCGCAACCCAAGAAGACTGGCCCTCCGTAGACCGAGTTTCATTGATATACAATCCATTGTAAGACACAAAGCCATCTGGGTCTTCGTAGTGGTGAGGCGCATCGATGTAATCGATGACTGCATGAGATTGCACTGCATCGGATGAAGTTTGTCCCACAATACTTTCAATGGTTTGGAAAGTACCAGTGACATTCTTGAGCACTAACTGACCAAGTTGAGGGTCTTTAGAATGAACTTTACCCGTGGCACCCGAAATGGATCCAATGACTGTCTCTCCGATAGTGAACCGATTAGCCAGAGAATTACGATACTCAGAAATAATATCAGTGCCGTAGGTGGCATAAACAATTTCCGGAGCTGTGGTAATGACTACACCAGAATAGATGTCGGCCATGTACTTGTCAAATTCATCAGAGTTTAGTGGCCAGCCGGTCAAACCATCTTTCAACTGATCATTGATAATGAAGAAGGTCCAGTAGTAATTTGGAGTGCCATAGATTTCATTCGAAACCGTATCTGGTCTAGCACCATGTCGAATCTGATAGTACTGGTAGGTACTGATATCATCCAACAGAGCTTTGTCTGCTTTAACGAATCTGAACAGATCAGTAATAGAGCGATTGATTCCGGTTGTACCGAAGTCATACGCCGTCTTGGGAAACTGTCTAAAGAAATTACTCATTTGTTCTCGTTGGATTGATGTTCGCCTTCGTTACTGTTGAGCCACTCGATGTCTGCACGCGTAAGAGGTCGAGTTTCTTGGAAGGTTAGATTGAAATCAACTTCGATTGGAGAACCGTCTTTATGCCAAAGATTCGTACCAGCATTGAAGGTCGAAGATAATCCCGTGAGATAGCATCCCCAGATGCCAGGGATATACTTGTTGCGGTCAGAACCGTTATGAAACTTGATCTTCCAGACGGGTGGATACGACAGGATAGTCATTTCCTTGTTTGCTTCTGGATAAGCATATTTGCGGAAGAAGTGATCGATATTCTTTATTGCAGCAGTGTCTTTGGCGTCTTTGCTGACCAGTTTGAAAACAAAGGAGAATGTCCGAATAGTCGAGTTCTGGAAAGTAGTGTTAGTATTCGGTGAGATAACCCGCCGGTTGGTATAGTCAACCAGACCAGATGCATCAGCAAGGCCGGGAAGAGACGGTACAAACTTGGATAGAATTGATTCAATCGCCGCCACATTGCCTAGTGATTTGACTTTTGACCAGTTACCTGCTCCTGCAGCTCCGATATTATCAATGTTGCCAGTATTAGCTGCGGCAAGAACGTTGCTGACTGCGGTGCCGATCAAACCCAGATCGATGGTGCTGTACTGAATGTTGTCGGAAAAGGTCAAGCCCGGAGGGATGGGCAGAAAAACATTCTGGACACCTTCGACTCCATTGTTACCATGCGGTTCAACCTGGAACATGACGCTGGGCCAGTTCTTCTTGTCCTCGCGTAATTCTCTTGGAAAGACTAGAATCGGGCCGGCATTTACTGTGAACTTGTCCAGTATAAGCGGATCGCTGTTAGCCACGGAAATGCCATTGAAGGAAGCCATAAATAGTAGTTTGCAACGTATTTATAGGCTTTCTCATGAGTTACTGAAATTCATCATGTGGGAGAGTCAACTATGATAAATATAGCATGGAGCAATGGAAACAAGATCTGATCGATCACCCGCCGAAGAGTGCACGAGCTTTTACTACAGAAGAGTGGCACAATATAGTAATCAACGAACTTGAAGAAAGAGTGCCATCTGTGTCCGAATTTAAGGTCGGACATGTACATTCTATTGAAACTAAAGCAAAATTAGCTCTAGCTCAGCGAAAACGCAAGGGAACATACAGTAAAGAAACAAAAGAAAGGATCTCTAAGAGTAATACTGGTAAAAAACGGTCGGCCATTTCTAGAGAGAAAATGAGACTGAAAGCTTTGGGACGGGTATTGTCGAAAGCAACAAAAAATAAAATACGAGATACTCTAACCGGAATTAAAAGATCACCTGAATTCAAAGCTAAGCTAGCTTTAGCAGTAAAAGGTCGAATCCATGTCACTGATGGAGTCATCAATAAATTCGTGAAGCCTCACGAAATTCCCGCTGGTTTTATCAGGGGTCGAACACTATGAAGTACTACAAAGGAAGGTATAAACCACGTAACCCCAGTAAGTATCGCGGGGATGTGATGAACATAACGTATAGATCACATTGGGAATTTCAGCTCTTTCGCTGGTTGGACACGCAGAGCTTCGTCGTGGGCTGGTCTTCTGAAGAGGTCATCATTCCCTATCGGTGCAAGACTGATGGTCAAATGCATAGGTATTTCGTTGATGTGAAACTTACCTTCTCTGATGGCAGAACCCTGCTCGTTGAGGTAAAACCAGCAAAAGAGACTGCGCCGCCAAAGAAGCCTGCTAGAAAGACGGCTAAATACATCACAGAAGTCATGACTTATGCGAAAAACATGAGCAAGTGGGAATCTGCTCTCGAGTATGCTGCCGATCGGGGCTGGGTTTTTGAAATTTGGACAGAAGACGTATTGAGGAAATTAGGAATCAAGATTCTCTAATACGTTATAAATAGGTCAAATGGCAGTCAGTCTCTTCAACACTCTTCGGACAGAACTCATGGGTTCCGGCTATGTCATGCGTTCAAAGCAAGCACGCACATGGTTTCAGGAGAAAGTCCGCGAGATGAACGGTCGCATCAACCGTAAGACTCTTCTGAACGATGATGCTCTCAAGGTACGGAATAAAGCCATCTGGGGACATATGTTCATGTTCGCATACGACCCAAAGTTGAAAGATCAACTGCCTTACTACGACAGGTTCCCTCTGGTTCTGGCGCTGCAGCCAGCAGAGGGTGGATTTCTCGGCCTCAATCTTCATTACATTCGGCCTGACTACAGAGCCATCTTTCTTGATAAGCTGATGGCTACAATGTCAGACAAGAACAATCTCGACGAAAACAGTCGACTACGAATGCGCTACAGTCTGCTCGCGTCAGCTAGTAAGTTTCGCGAGTTCGGACCATGTCTCAAGCACTATCTGTATGATCATGTGCGCAGCCGTATCTCACAGGTCTACGCCCAAGATTGGGAGATCGCTATTTTTCTACCCACTGAGCATTTCGCGAAAGCAAACAAGACGAAAGTCTGGAAAGAATCCCGCGCAGCATATTCAAAGTCATGAGTTCAATATTAGGCAAATCCATAGATGACCTCAAGGCCTCAATAGCTAAGCACGGCGGTCTTGCGCAGACGAATCGCTTCGCGATCTACATGCAGCCACCAGCAGCTAGTCTGTTGAACCTAGACCTACAGGGAGCTGTAGTCAGCGCACTGAGCGGTAACTTCAAGCCGGGTAATCTCATCAATGATCCACGGGATATGACTCTGCTGTGCGAGAGCTGCACACTTCCCGGCCGACAGATCACCACCATCGACTATCAGTCGATTCGTCAGTCTAACAAAGTGCCGTATGGTTACTTCAATGAAGATGTGACGTTTACATACTTACTGACTCAGGATTACTACATCAAGAAGATCTTCGACAAGTGGGCAGAAGCAGTTATCGATACGAAGAACTATCGTGCGCGCTACCAGGATGAATATGCCACTGACGTGGTTATCCAGCAACTCGACACGAATAATCTGCCGATCTATGGCATCAAACTTTTGAAAGCATACCCGATTACTGTGAATGCTATCACTCTTGACAATGCTCAAGAGAATTCTCCACAGAAATTATCCGTCACAATGACATTTGAGGACTTTGTTATTGAAGGCGCTATTACATCAGCTATATCCTCGGTCAAGACCGCCATTGGTGGAATCAAGAAACTCTTCTGATAGGTCTATCTTATTATGTCATTACCCATCCTAGAATCGCCAAAATATGAAGTGAAGGTACCGTCAACGGGCAAGAAGGTTACATATCGTCCGTATCTCGTTAAAGAAGAAAAGATTCTCATGATTGCAATGGAATCCGAGAATCAAACTCAGATTCTGAGCGTCATGAAAGACGTCGTGAATGCATGCACCTTCGGCAAGCTGGAAGTCGAAAAGCTGGCAATGTTTGATCTGGAGTACATCTTTTTGAAGCTACGGTCAAAGTCTGTCGGCGAGGTCGCTAAAATCGGCGTTCGCTGCCAACTCCCTTCCTGCAACGAAGTTACTAAGACAGAGATCAATCTCGATACTGTTGAAATCGCAGTGCCGGATATATCCAACAGGATTCAGTTGACTGACAAGGTAGGAGTAGTACTGCACTGGCCGTATGTTGGTGCCATCAACATGGATGAAATCGAGAAGAAGAATAAAATCGACTCTGCGATGGACCTCATGGTTTCCTGCATTGAATGCATCTATGATGACAAGAATGTTTATCCCGCGGCAGAGTCTACCAAAGAAGAGTTGGTTGCTTTCCTGGGTTCGCTAAATCAGGCTCAGTTCGGACGCATTCAGGACTATCTTGGTAAGATGCCACGGTTGGACCATACCGTCAAGTTCAAGTGCAAGTGCGGTCACGAAAACGAAGTCAAAATACAGGGACTTTCAAGTTTTTTCGAGTAAGCCTCTCTCATGATTCGCTTGTCAATCATTTCCAAACTAACTTCGCTATGATGCAGCATCACCATTACAGTCTCGCAGAGCTCAATGAAATGCTACCTTGGGAGAGGGAAATCTATGTTTCGCTTCTAGACGAACATATCAAGGCCGAAAACGAAAAGGCTAAACGTAAGAAAGGACTCTAATATGGCTGAGCAGAAGAATAACCTACAGGGCGTCATCGAGGAGCTAAAGACATCAAATGTCGAGCTCACACAGATCGATGATTCACTCGTTAAGCTTTCTGCTCAGGCCGATCCTGCTGCGGGACCAACCGCAACTGAGAGCAATACGGATAAGATTCTTGAGCGTATTTTTAGTAAGCTCTTTGATATCCACTTCATCATGGTTCAGTCGATTGTGAAGTCGCTGAAAAACCAGGAACTTTTGGTGGCTCATTCGAATGAAATGAATGAGCAAATGGAC